AAGTCACAGTAGAGGGGTCACCTGCCTGACCAGTTGTTTGAACTCTATTCTGCTCCTCAATAGCTTCTCTTACAGACCTGATTCTGGTGCTTTGAGCAGTTTTGGTCATTGTTCCACTATGAAGTCTTTTATTACCAACACCAGGAATAAACTCCCCAAGCTCACCCTTTGCTTTATCGTTACGATCAGTGTCTCCATCAACATCAGTATCAATTCTCTTAACTGCCTTTGATACCAGTTTTTTCAAATTTTTAGAGGGGACTTCATGGGGGGTATGTGCCGATGTGTGAATTTCTTTAAGACTTTTCATTTTGTGATACTGTAAGCACCTAGTTATTTATTTTTCTTTTCGTCCAACAATCCTTGTTTGATTAACTTTTGAAGTTCAGCTGTAGTACCGACAATCAAAGCATTGTTAGTAATGTTAGTTGTACTAGATTTTTCTTCGGCATTGAGGTCTTTGAGTTCTTTCTGTAACTTAAGAAGTTTGTCGGCAGCATCAGAAACATTTTTAATCAATTGACCAGCCACTTCATATGCTCTAGGAGAATTTGTTTCCTGTGCCAACTCCATTACACCATCTAAAGTCTCTTGACCTTTTTCGATAATAGAATAAAGTTGACCTCTGCTGTATTCATAGTCTCTATCAATATCAGATTTTTCGGCAGCATTTTTAAGTTGCTTTTTTCTTGGTAGGCAACCACCCTCAGGGACAATAGATGCTTCAACATCTAAAGCCTTATCAATACCATCATATCCAGACATAATTAAATATCCTCTTGTTTAGTGGGACTATACTTTTTAGAATCTTGGAAAAACTCTATGGTCTCGGAGAAACCAAAGTCATCTGCTGGGTCAGCATCAATAGGATCTGGAACCGCAGTATATCTTTGCTCCCTCTTGGCAATTGTCTGATCGGTATCAGAATAGTAATCGACCTGGACCTTTCTGATGAGCCCATCGGAGGAATCTGCGATAGGACCAAACAGATAAGTTTTTGCGGTAAAATCAAAAGTATAGATTAAAGATCTTCTACTTGAAAAATCACCCTCATAATCATCCTGCATGGTAATTCCGTTCAGGACAACTGGAATATCTTTTTTCTCACCGATAGAAGAAACAAGATCAACAGATAAATTGAAAGATGGTTGAAAGTATGGAAGAATCTGTTCTGTTACTTGAAGAGCATCTTCATTTAATTTACAATATAAAGCAAGTTGAAATCCAATATTATAGGGGACTGGGTGATAAACCTGCCTAATATCACCACCACTAGTCACTGCTTTAAATGTTTTAGTTGCTGTTGTCTTTCTGGATGGGTCATATGAAAGACTTGTCATCTCAAATGACATCCTAGGGAGAGTGATAGCAACTGGTTTGCTAAGGTCTGCTTGCTGCTGAATCTTAGCAAGGAACTTTTGCATTGGAGCATATGCCAATGGCACCTTGATGTCATCAACAACATTTCCATCATTATCCTTGTGCTGGATATGAATGTTGTTGAAAAGAGTTCCGAAGGATACAATAGTCCTTCTAATAATTTCGTGGTAATAGTAAGTGCCTAACATCAGAAGTTACCAAATGGATTATCTTCACTGAAGTCAATGATATTCAGACCTTCAGTTTCAAATTCTTCGTTTTGTTCAAATGGATCGTTTTCATCATAATCATTGTAAGATGCAACTTTCCATCTTGCGGAAGAAGCAGATCCTACAATCTCTTCTCCTTCATAGAATCTTCCACTATTTATTCCAACCTTAAGAATACCAGTGTTGTAATTCCAATCTCTAACCTTTGCTGTTACGGAAGATGCCTGACCGACAACCTCTTCATTATACTCATAGTTAGTATCAGTCAGAGTCCCATCTGCACCCAATCTAATGACATTTAGAGTTGGTGCCTCAGTGTAACCAATACCAGTATCTGAGAAAAGAATTGTTCTTATGGAACCATTACTAATAACTGCTTCTGCTCTTGCTGGAGTAATGCCAGTGCTTGAACCAAACGAAACAATAGGTGTGTTGTAATAGTTTGTACCACCATTAATGACACGAACGGAAGCAATGCCACTATTGGTAATAACAGCTGTTGCGGCAGCACCTACACCATAAACACCTTGACCACCAGGAGAAGTATTGGCAATACTTGTGATAGTCACCGTTGGTGGGACAGTATATCCAAATCCAGGATTGGTGATAAGAATCCTGTCAATAGAGTGAACACCATTTCTTACGGTTGTAATAGCAACTGCTTCCGCAGTAGAACCAGTAACTAAAAGTGGTGATGTACTAATAGAAACAACGGGAGTTCTAGTGTATCCAGAACCATCATCAGTTAAGACAATTTTTTGGATAAGTCCAGTTCTACCAAAGTTGTCAATTCTTAAAGAAGCTGTAACACCTTGTCCGACCAAAGTTAGTTCTGTAATATAACCCTGATCTTTTACTTCATCATCGATAAAGTCGATAGATGTATCGATATCTTCACCTTCATACTGGAAGAGTTCGCATTCTAGTTTGTAAGTGTAATTTGTCCCTAGTTGATAGAATGGTTGTTCGTGCTCTACCCGTTTGACTTCAAATAGTCTTTCACCGAGAGGGAAATAAACTAGATCACCTTCTCTTGGTCTTGTATTTAAAAGAATCTCATCATCAGAAGATTCTGCCATAAAAGGTTGTACAAAATCTTCAAATCTCTCTTTTGAGATTGTAAGAGTTACTTCATTCTGTAGATTGATTCCAAACTTGGTCATAATATCGGAACCAGGCGCATACCCATCAAAATTCTCTAGATATGCTTCGATAGCAAAGTTGTCATCAAACTTTGATACCTCAATCTCTCTGATAATATCATCCTGCCCAAGAACTTTTCTAGGAATATAGTAAATTTCTATTCCATAAGTTCTTAAATGCTCATTAATCAGATCCTGTAGAAGGAACTGTTCATTAGCAGAGCCCTGTAAAAAGAATGGATTGAGTGCCATTATCCGATAAGATCAAGGGGAGGAATTTCGTATTCTGAGAGCATTCTCTTCTTGATGTCCTCAAGTTCTCTTTCAGCATCATCGTAGATTTCTCTACCATTAAGTTCGATGCCACCAGGAAGTTTTGCTCCCTTGAACTTGATGAGGTTCTGACCCCACTGCCTCTTGATCAAAGCAGTCAGATATAACTTCAGGAAAGAATCATTGTAAACATTAGTGAAATCATCAGGATCCATAATCCTGTAGCAATCCAAAACAATATAATCACCAATAACAGCACTTGGCCAATCAATGTCCATGTATAATCTATTCTGTCTCTTATTAAATCTCAACTGCTTATCAGTTGTCAAAAGGAAATCAATATCTTCAAGATAACTCTTAGTCATAGAGTATGTCAAGAGACCTTGATAACCAAGATCGAATGCAATATCGTTTAAGAACAACTGATATTTGACACTGAACATTCCATTGGAAATGGAACTAGAGTCGAACTTAAATACCTTCTCAATACCGATTACGGAATCGGGAACCTGAATATAGTTTGCGTTTTCGTACCAAGTGAATGATGGACCAGCAGTAGAAGTTGCAGTTTCACTTGTGATTCCTGTGCCACCAGGACCAGCCATTCCACGATCCTTGTCATCAGAAGTGATTTTATATTTTAAAAGAGTTCTCGCAACACCATCAAAATGTCTTTCGTGAAAGAGTTGAAGAGCATCATCTACGGCATCATCAATCTGCTCATCGGCAACGTTAATCTCTAAAACAGGAGCACCTAGTTTCCTGAGACAATAATCAATAAGTGATTGTCTACTATTTGGTTTTGCCATTAGAAGGAGCCTCCGTCAAATACGTTTGTCCAGACTGGAACACCAGATGCGTTTGTTGTTAAAAGATAATTCGATGTTGATGCTGCACCGACTGTGGAAGCACTGCTTACAAGTAGTCCAGTTGAATCAAAATATGCTATACCATTTGGTCCATTAAAATCACCTATTTCATAATAAATGCCATCCGTTGCCGAAAGATAACCAACAACGTTAGTATGAGTGCTAATAGCAACGTTAAATCCAATCTCTGAATCTAAAGTCAGAGCACCACTCAAGGTATTTATCGTATTATTGCTAGCAGAACCAATTTCAATATTGGCAACTGTACCTACACCAGAGATATTGACATTATCAAATTCTGCGTGTCCATCAACATCAAGATTACCATTTGCGTCAATATCACCAGTAAATGTAGAAACACCAGTGACATTAATATCACCAGTTATTGTTCCATCACTACCAATTCCAAGACCACCACTGCCACCAATACTTAAATCACCAGCAATTGAGAGATCACCATTTCCTTTTAGGGCAAGTAATTGTTGCCATCCAGGTTCTAAACCTGTTGTTGGATTTCCACCAGTACCGACAGAAATGCCAAATAAATCAGAAGAGCTTCCTGGAGCAGTATCACCCAACCATAATGCCTGATTAGTGGAACCTTGTTCATTAGTGAGAACAACATTATATTGAAATTGTGGAGTAAATCCATAAATTGTTCCGCCAGTTCCATTATTAGCAACTCTTAGTCTTCCGTGATTATCCTTTGCCCCTACATTTAAACCTACTATATGATTTGTTTCTTCACTAAATGTAGAAACACCAGTAACATTTAATCCACCATAAACAGTAGCACCATAACCAGTGGTCTCAAATTTCTTGGATCCGTTGTAGTAGAGTTCTACTTGAGCATTAGAAATT